TTCTTTGTTTATATTATTAAAAATTTCGTTCATATAGCCTCCACAAGTGTAATATTTTCGTTAAGCATTCTATCAAACATACGCTTCCACTCGTCGCTAGCTCGATACGTTGTAAATAATTGGAACACCTTCGTCGCCGCATCATCTATCGAATGTTGTAGTGGGAAACCACAAAAAGTCGGCACGTCGTTATAGTCCAACATATCGTAAAGTTTAGTAAATTTCTCTGCCTCAGGCACGGGTAAACAATGTTTTTCGTGCACTCGTTGAGCTATTTTTTCTAATCTATCCATAACTTTCTCCTTTCTTTCGAAAAATTATTTTTTAACTATAAATAGTATACTTACCATTTATGCCATTATAAAGCAAGGGGGCAAGCCATTTTACGATGGCTCAACCTCTCGCTTACCGCAATCTTCACACTCTAAAACGCTTTGTAATACTCCGTCTTTAGTGATTTTATGGCTATTAACGATATTTTCGCATTTACAATCAGTGCTCATCATTCACCTTCTCTTTTTTAATATAGCTTAAACATTTGTTGTCCATTAATTCTTGTAAATAACTATAAACTTCTGCATCATCTACTTTGTAATTATTTTTGTGATTATCAAATTCTAATTCTATTATTACTTTAGTCATCTTTCACCTTTAAAAACTTTTTCATCCACTCGGATACAATCTTAACAGCTTGACTGCGTCTTAGTTCGGGGAACTCGGCAACTAGCTCGGCAGGTGCTCCGAACATATTCACTTTACCGTCTCTTTGCATTATATCTAATGCTCTATGGTATTTATTATAATCAGCCATACCTACCTCCCAATAGTCTTAGTATCGTTAATTGTAATATATTGATATGCACCTTTGTTATAAGCAGGTGCTATCTGTTTTTTGCGTCTTTCCGCAAGGTCGGCAGCGACTCGCTCGCCGCAATCAGTGCATGTAGTATAACCTAATCGAGCACGTGGCTCAGGAACTACACAGTTTGGGTCTTTACAATAAGAACATCGCATAACTTTCTCCTTTCTTTTTGTCGTTAATTACTACCTATATATAGTATATAAACCACTATAACGAAAGTAAACTACTACCACCATACTTGCATAACGCCACCACCTTCGACAGTAGCACGAAGTAATAACTCT